CTTGTAACTGGTAGGTGCCTCCGTTTGAGAATTTAATGAATGCTTTACCAAAGTTGACTGTGAGGATGGGGTGAACGGCGTAGCATTTTTCGTCGTCTTTGTGCCATGGGATGCCGCCATTATGTTCATATTCTTGTATAAGTACGCCGTTGGCTTCAAATGGCACGGTGGCTAGGAAATCTGTGAGAATATCATGCCACTCATTCCTAGGGTAGTTAACTTTATCGTGCCCATAAGTGATGTCCGTTCGCGTTGAGAAGAAGGCGCACTTTCGGTTTTTGAGTGTCCTTATGTTGGCATTCATGAGGAGGTATCGAAACGGTGTGTCATCCCAGGTGGTTTCTAGTATCTCCGGAAAATTGTTGGGTTGTGGCCGGTGTGAGGTAGAGGGGGTACTTTCAGATGAGGATGACGGGGTGGGTGTGTCAGGAGAGCTTGTTGTAGTGTGGTTGTCCTGATCGCTGGAGCACGCAGATATTACCTCAGCCACCAGTCGTTCAAGTTCCTCAAGCTCGGGTGCTTCAGAAGGGCATGTCGAGGCTGTAGTCTCGGGTGCTTGGTTGGGCCCTTGGTCGTTGGTGGGGTAGGTGGAAGTGGTGTTGGGGCTGTCGGTAGGTGATCCAGATGACGTGCGGCGTGGGACGTTGAACCACGTGTCTGATGCTGTCGTTTGCTCTAGGAAGTCTGTGTGTGGGTTTTGTTGGAGGTCAAGGTCATCGCTTAATCCAGGGTGTTCTTTGGCGTAAATTAGATCAGCTCTAATTTGGTCTCGGCTAAGTTGGGTTTCGTTCTGGATCTCGTCAATCACGTGGTTGTGTGTCCAACATTCTTGGTCTACTGGTTTGATGGAATAGGTGAAGGTTTCCCATTTGAGAGCAGCCATCAGTTTAACAAAGTCATTCTTTCCCATGAAGAACTCGATGAATGTTCTTACCGCAGTACGGATGGGGAGGGTCATCCTCTTCCATAAACTATTACCCATCAAATCCTCATAACAGGTGATGGAGTTGAGTTGGGCGATGAAGTAGAAGTAGTTGACT